TGGTGGTTCTGTTGGTAACGACTCTGATACTATTGCGGAATACGCTCCTGGTACCGGTATGGCTACAGCAACTGCTGAAGCTCTTGGCGATGCTGCTGGAAACGCGTTCCCTGAAATGGCATTCTCAATCGAAAAAGCTACAGTGACTGCAAAGTCTCGTGCTTTGAAAGCTGAGTACACCATGGAATTAGCTCAAGACCTTAAAGCTGTTCACGGCCTTGACGCTGAAGCAGAACTTGCAAACATCTTGTCTGCAGAAATTCTTGCTGAAATCAACCGCGAAGTTATCCGTACTGTTAACATGAAAGCTAAGCTTGGCGCTCAGCAATCAGATTTAACAACTGCTGGTACATTCGATCTTGACACCGACGCCGATGGCCGTTGGTCAGTAGAGAAGTACAAAGGTTTGTTAGTACAAATTCAACGTGAAGCTAACGTTATTGCTCGTGAGACACGTCGCGGTAAGGGTAACTTCTTGATCTGTTCTTCAGACGTTGCAGCTGCACTTTCTTCTTCTGGTATGCTTGACTACACTCCTGCTCTTTCGCAGAATGCTAGCTTGAACATCGACGACGCTGGTAACACCTTTGCAGGTACACTAGCTGGTGGAATGAAAGTTTACATCGATCCATACGCTGCCGTTAACTACGTTAACATCGGCTACAAAGGCGGAAACGCTTATGACGCAGGTATCTTCTACTGCCCATATGTTCCGTTGACCATGGTTCGTGCTGTTGGCGAGAATTCTTTCCAGCCTAAAATCGGCTTTAAGACTCGTTACGGTATGGTTGCTAACCCATTCGTTGGTTCTTCTGCTGGTGATAACACTGGTGCTGATCGTGCTAACCAGTACTACCGCATCTTCAAAGTTACCAACATCTTAGGCGAAGGTTAATATACCTTCTCTTTAGTTTAGAGTAACAAGAGGGCAGCCGAAAGGTTGCCCTTTTTTTTGTTATAAATAATGGTATAAGGAGAGAGTAACTATGCCATACGTAGCTAATATTAATTTTAATGAACAAGCAACATCTACTCTTGTAGAGAATCTGCAGTTCATTACGCCGTCAGGATTTAGACTTGTGATTGACTCACAGAAATATCCTAACGCGCAATATATGGTTCAACAGATTGCATTGCCAGATATGAGCATATCTCCTGCAGTGTTGAATACACCTAAACGTAATATCGGACTAGCACCTGATAAGATCGAATACAACCCTTTTGATCTAACGTTTCTTGTAGATGAAAAGATGACAAACTATAAAGAGATTCATGATTGGATTCTTGGCTTAGTTACAGAAGACGATTACGGCGTACGTAAAGAACGAGACGTAACACTGCAAGTCTTAAACAGTCACAACAACGTGACAAACGAAATTCAGTTTATTGATGCGTTCCCTATCAATCTTAGTTCATTGCCATTTGATGCAACTACGACTACTATTGAATATCTTACAGCTTCAGTGACATTCCAATACTCATACTTTAAATTTAAGACAGTTTAAAACGTATATAAATATTTGTAACATTATATGATCAAAGGTGATAATTATGCTTAATATTGAGAACATCCTAGCTATGTGGAAAGAAGACTCAAAGATAGACGAGCTTCGGCTGGATCAAGCTTCTATTGATTCGGCCAAACTACATTCTAAATATCTAGAACTCCTCACAACAACAAAACTTCAATTGAAGCGTAAAGATATGGAATTCAAAGTCCTTCTAAAGCAGAAGTGGCTATGGTACAATGGTAAACTCACGAAAGATCAGATAGATGATCTTGGATGGGAGTACGACGCATTAAATGGTCTGAAGGTTATGAAAGGTGATATGTCTTATTACTATGACTCTGACCCACACATTCAAGAAATGGATGCACGGTTAGAGTACATAAAGGTATTGAAAGACACTCTTGAAGAAATCATACAGAATATTAGATGGAGACATTCCAGTATCAAAAACGCAATCGATTGGAGAAAATTCGAGAGCGGTGCATAACAATGTCTGAGACAATAGGTGTCAAGAAAAAGAATCACGCATACCTTACAGTGAATGCAGATCCAGGTATCATGAACGAGATAAGTGATTTCTTTACGTTCTTTGTTCCTGGCTACAAATTCATGCCAGCTTATAAGAATAAGATATGGGACGGTAAGATACGTTTATTCGATGTAAGAACTGGAGATCTACCTGGTGGTCTTTTTGCTTATGTGCAAGAATTTGCCGCAACTCCTGGACGTGATTATCATATTGAAGTAGAGCATGATGCGTATTACGGAGTACCAAGTACAAATACAGTAGTGGATATGGAATGGGTCAATGATCTTACTCTATCATCTAATGGCGTAGCTATTGCACCACGTGATTATCAATTAGATGCAGTATCACATGCTCTGTCAAAGAAACGTGCATTGCTTATATCACCTACAGCATCTGGTAAGTCACTTATCATTTACTTAATACTGCGTTGGTTTCTTGAGAGATATGAAAAACGTGTATTGATTATTGTACCTACTACTTCTCTTGTTCAACAAATGTATTCTGACTTTGGAGACTATAGTCAATTCGATGATACATTCAACCATGAAGAAAACATTCATAGGATATACTCAGGTCGTCCTAAGTTTGCAGAGAACGAACGCATTATTGTGTCTACGTGGCAAAGCATATATAAACTAGGACCTGAGTGGTTTAGTCAGTTTGGTGCAGTGTTTGGTGATGAAGCCCATAACTTTAAAGCTAAATCACTCATATCCATATTATCTAAAATGCGCGATGCTGAATATAGATTTGGTACGACTGGTACATTAGATGGAACACAAACACATAAGCTAGTTCTTGAAGGACACTTTGGACCAGCGCATTATGTGACTACAACTAAAAAGCTGATGGATGCAGGTTCTTTAGCTGAGCTAGATATTTCTATGATATTACTCAAGTATCCAGATGATATACGCAAAGCGTGGGGTAAGAAGAAATATCAAGAAGAGATGGATTACATTGTTTCATACCAGAAGCGTAATCAATTCATAACAAACTTGGCGTTAGATCAAGATGGCAATACACTTGTATTATTTCAATATGTAGAGAAGCATGGTAAACCTCTATATAATATGATTAAGGATAAGGCACATGTACGTAGACAAATATTCTACGTGTCAGGAGAGACTGGTGCAGACGTACGTGAAGATATAAGAAAGATAACCGAGACACAGAAGAATGCAATTATCGTAGCATCACTTGGTACATTTAGTACTGGTGTTAATATAAGGAACTTGCATAACGTAGTATTTGCTAGCCCTTCTAAGTCTCAGATTAAAGTGTTACAATCTATTGGCCGTGGTTTACGTAAATCAGACAATGGACAAGCAACTAAGTTATTCGATCTAGCTGATGATCTGCATTGGAAGGCACGTAAGAACTATACCTTACAACATGCTGCCGAGAGAATGAAGATCTACGGCAAAGAGAAATTTAAATACTCAATTTACGAAGTGGATATATAATGGAAGATACAGCACTAAACGAATTAAACGTAAGTCACATTAAGCTTACTAACGGAGATGAGGTAGTTGCATTAGTAAGATCTATAGAAGATGCATCAATATTAGTTGAATATCCTTTACTGATTAATAGCATGCATAGTGGAGAAGATAGAGAATCGTTCTACTTCACTGAATGGATGCCAATGTCTGAATCTGTAGTGTGCATAAATAAAAGTACAGTGATCACTCATGCAGAATGTACAGACCCTTTTAAAGAGCATTATGTACGTACGGCTTTAAGCTTTAAAGAAAGACCTACATCTAGCTTTACGAGTGAATATCCAGAAGATGATGTATTTGGATATGATGATGAAGAGATGATGGAAGAGATGCAGACTATTACTACTAAGATAATACATTAGAGGGTACTCCATCCCTCAGCAGATAACTCTTCTATTATACACTAGTTTAGCCAAAATGTACACGGCTAAACACAAATAAAGTGAAATTAAATATAAGTGTACATTTCCTTAGAATCGTGTTATAATAGTTCTATAATACGATAAAATATACTAGGAGTATATAATGATCAAGACCAAGCCAAAGAACAAACCTCATTATGTCAACAACCGAGAATTTTCGTTTGCTGTTGTTGATTATGTGAAGCTAGTTAATCAAGCCCAAGAAGCAGATGCAAGATTGCCTATAGTTCCAGACTATATTGCAACCTGCTTTCTTAAAATATCTGAAGGCTTATCTCATAAATCCAACTTCATCCGATATACCTATCGTGAAGAGATGGTAATGGATGGCGTTGAGAACTGTCTTAAAGCAATCACAAACTACAACATTGAAGCTGCTACCCGTACAGGTAACCCTAATGCGTTTGCATACTTCACACAGATATGCTTCTATGCATTCTTGCGGCGTATCGCTAAAGAGAAGAAGCAACAAGACATTAAATTCAAATGGATTGAAACTGCTGGTGTTGAAGACTTTTTGTCGTATGGTGAAGGTGATGGTGCTGCGTCTGGTAGTGAACGAGCATTTGTTGAAGAGTTAAGATCTCGTATTGATAAGATTCGTGATACTGACAACTCAGTAAAAGAGTTTGCTGCTCAAGAGAAAGCTGCAGCTAAAGAGCGTAAAGCTAAAGGCCTTGAATTATTCATGGGAGGTTAACGTTATGCTTACATTACGTATTTCTGTATGGGGTAATGGCATAGTAGGTGGCACTTACGCAGACTATTTAGAAGACAATGGTTTTGATGTTAGGAGAATAGATCCAGGAATGGGACTGTTACCTACTGATGACGATTACTTGTATCCTTCTATCATATGTGTTCCTGCTCCGACTTTATCAGATGGCATTGTTGATTGCAGTATTATATCTGACATAGCTGGTAAGATCTTTGCAGCTAATGAAGAAACTCCTATACTTGTTAAGAGTACTATCCCTCCTAATATTGCTGATGATTTTAGTTTGATGTGGAAATCATTTACCTATTCACCTGAATTCCTTACTGCTGCAAATGCGCATGAAGATATTAGATCACAAAAGAATGTTGTTCTAGGCGGTAGAGATACTGATCATTGGGAGAAGTTCTTTACTGCTTTCAATAAGAATGTGGTCATAACAAATGCACGTACTGCATCGTTTATGAAGTATAGTATTAACACTTTCCTTGCTACTAAAGTTGCGTTTATGAACGAGCTTGAAGATCAATACGGTGGCGACTGGAATGCACTTAAATCCCTATTAGAACTAGATCCAAGACTTTCAGCATCTCATTTAGATGTGCCAGGTTCTGATGGAAGAGTAGGGTATGGAGGAGAATGCTTTCCAAAAGACGTAAAAGCATTCATAAGCTATGCTAAGATTCATGAGTATAACACTCAGCTTACAATCTTAGAACAAGCTCATTTGTCTAATTTAAAAAGGAGATTATGATGCACGTATTAGTAACAGGCCATGAAGGATATGTTGGAAGCCATTTGATGGAGCATCTTCTAAAGCAAAATCATACTGTAGGTTATTTTAAAGGTGATTTACTTGATACTGATTGGAAGAATCTAGATGAGCGGTATGATACTGTTATCCATCTTGCTGGTTTAGCAGGTGTTCGTAGATCATTCTCAGAACCGCTTGAATACTACAAGAACAACGTTGAATTATCACGTAGGATATTCAAATATTGTGAGCGTACAAACACTAACATAATGTACGCATCTTCGTCTAATGCTCATGAATGGTGGTTAAATCCTTATGCAACTACTAAGCAGATGTTAGAAGAAATGGCGTCTATGCTGACGGTTAAACATATAGGTATGAAGTTCCATACTGTTTGGCCAGGAAGAGATGACATGCTATACAAAAGACTGATACGTGACGATGTGAAATACATTAACGAAGATCATTTTAGAGATTGGATTCATATTGAAGATTTATTGAATGGACTATGTACAATCATGGAAAACTGTGATATAATAGAACAATCAGTGGTTGACATTGGGACTGGGCATATTACACCTGTTAAGCAAGTTGCTAAGAAGTTTGGCTTTACTGGCGAATGGCGTAAAGGTGAAGCTCCAGGAGAACGTATGGCAACATGCGCAGATGTTGAGTACTTATTAGCATTGGGTTGGACTCCTAAGCACAATATCATGAACGAAGGTTAATACATGAAAGTAGCAATATTAAACGATACACATTGCGGTGTTCGTAATTCATCAGATATTTTTATTAAGTATCAAGAACGTTTCTATACAGAAGTGTTCTTTCCATACTTAAAGAAGCATGACATTAAACAGATCTTACATTTAGGGGATTATTATGACCATCGTAAGTATGTTAACTTTAAAGCTTTAAACTCTAATCGTAAAGTATTCCTAGATCGTCTTCGTGAGGATGGTATCCATATGGACATCATACCAGGTAATCACGATGTGTTCTATAAGAATACAAATGAATTGTGCTCTTTAAAAGAGTTGCTTGGTCATTATACTTCTAACGTCAATATCGTAATGAAACCTAAGGTATTAGACTATGATGGATGTGGTGTTGCTGTAGTACCATGGATTAACAATGAGAACTACGTAGAATATACCGACTTTATTAAGAATTGTAAAGCATCTATTCTTGGAGCTCACTTAGAGTTAGTTGGTTTTGATATGATGAAAGGCATGCCGAATATGCACGGTATGGGTACTGAATTATTTGATCGCTTTGAGTTGGTAATGTCAGGTCACTTTCATACTAAGTCTAATCAAGGTAACATTCATTATCTTGGTAGCCAAATGGAATTCACGTGGTCTGATGTAGATGATCCTAAGCACTTCCATATCTTTGACACTGAGAAGCGTGAACTTACACCTGTTAAAAATCCTATCACAATATTTGAAAAAGTAGTGTACGATGACCGCAAAACAGTGTATAATGACTATAATGTAGAAGCTTTGAAGCAGAAGTTTGTTAAGGTTGTCGTAGTGAATAAGTCTGAACCATTCTTATTCGACAAGTTTATAGATCGGATTCAAGATGTTGATACACACGAATTGAAGATTGCAGAGACCTTTGATGAGTTTATGGGTGAGAATGTAGATGATGCAGCTATATCTGTAGAAGATACTACTCAGCTACTTGACTCATACGTTGATGCGGTTGACACTGATTTAGATAAAGATAGGATTAAGAATATGATGCGTGGTTTATACGTTGAAGCACAGAATGAGGAAATCATTTAATGATCGTTTTTAAGAGTGTTTCATGGCAAAACTTTCTATCAACAGGCAACGAAGTCACAACTGTCTTATTAAACAAGTCTCCTACTACGTTAATCGTAGGTCAGAACGGTGCTGGCAAATCTACATTATTAGATGCGTTATCATTTGGCTTGTTTGGTAAACCACATCGCGACATTAATAAACCTCAGCTAGTTAACACTATCAACGGTAAGAACTGTACAGTAGATGTTGAGTTCGATGTAGGTGCACACAAGTTTAAGATCTCACGTGGTATCAAACCTAATAAGTTTGAGATCTATCAGAACGGTAACATGATCAACCAGTCTTCTGCTGCTCGTGATTATCAAAAGTTTCTAGAACAGAATATCTTAAAGCTGAATCATAAATCGTTTCATCAGATAGTAGTTCTTGGCTCTTCATCATTCATTCCCTTTATGCAACTACCAAGTGGTCATAGACGTGATGTGATTGAAGATCTATTAGACATCAACATCTTCTCTAAGATGAATGGTATCCTTAAGGAACGTAGTGCAAGAATCAAAGAACAGTTAAAAGACATCGGCTACAATCTTGAACTGTTTAAAGAAAAAATCACACTTCAGAAGAAGTACATACGTGATATTACTCAAATGAACGATGATCAGATTCGTTCTAAGAGAGATAGTATGACATTGTTTGTTTCTGAGATTGGTGAGATGCAAACCGCTAATGGTCAATATAGTCTTGATATTGAAAAGCTTCAAGATGGATTAAAAGATAGATTGTCTACTGCGCACAATAAGAAGCAATCGTTGATGCAATATCAAGCACAGTTTCAACAGCAAATGAAGAGCGTAGTGAAGGATGCTAAGTTCTATGAAACTAATATCATTTGCCCAACATGTACACAAGACATAGATCAGTCAGTAAGAACTGAAAAGCTTGAATTTTCTAAAGGTCGTGCCAAAGAATTACAAGAAGGTATGACAAAGGCAGGTGATGAAGGCGTAAAATTAGATGATGTAATAGATGATCTTAATAAGATTTCAGAGCAAATCAGAAACCTTCAAGATGGTATATCATCTAACAACCGTGACATCACTCGTCTGCAAACACAGATCAATGGATTAGAAACTGAAATCGTAGGACTTACCTCACGTGACGGAGACCTTGGTCAAGCGAATAGCACTTTAACAGAGCATACTACTGAGCGTGATTCACTATCAGAGAGAAAGCTTGTTATGATGGACGAACGTTCATATAACGATGCAGCAGGTGAGATGCTTAAGGATGGAGGTATTAAGACTAAAGTTGTTAAGGAATACCTTCCAGTAATGAATAAATTGATAAATAGCTATTTGCAAGTGTTAGATTTCTTTGTAGCGTTCGATTTAGATGAGAACTTTACTGAAACTATTCGCTCTCGCCATAGAGATACGTTTAACTACGCATCATTCTCAGAGGGTGAAAAGCAACGCATTGACTTAGCTCTGCTATTTACATGGCGACAGATTGCACGTATGAAGAATTCTACATCAACTAACTTGTTGGTATTAGACGAGACATTCGACTCATCTTTAGATCACGACGGAGTTGATAATCTTATGAAGATTCTTGGCACTTTAGATGATGATAGTAACGTATTCGTTATATCGCACAAAGGCGATTTATTAGATGGAAAGTTCAGATCTAAGATTGAGTTCACTAAAGAACACAACTTCTCTAAGATCAAATAGTTATAAGCTTAGACGAAACTGTTCTAATAACGTTGCATAATTGTATGTACTTCTCCTTTGGTTTATGTTATAATAGTTATATAAATTGATGAAGAGGTTAAGCATTATGCAAACATCACAAAGCACACTAGCTAAATTACTAGCTAAAGAAAACATAGAAATCCAGCATGGTAACTTTACCACTGCTTGGTTTGATGTAGAAAATCGAGTCCTTGGTCTTCCAATGTGGAAAGATCGTGGCAAAGACGTATACGACCTTCTTGTAGGTCATGAAGTAGGTCACGCATTATTCACACCAGCTGACGGTTGGCATGAATCAACCACAGAAATTCCAGGCATTCCACGCTCATATGTAAACGTTGTTGAAGACGTTCGCATTGAAAAGCTTGTGCAACGCATCTATCCAGGACTTGTATCATCATTTAAACGTGGTTATAAAGTACTGAATGACGAAAACTTCTTTGGTCTAGATGAAGATGCCATCTTAACGGGTGTTGATGTTAGAAAACTAAATCTAGTTGATAAGATCAATATTAAAGCAAAGTTACGTGATCTAGTTGATGTTTCTTTCTCTATAGATGAGCAACCAATTGTTGATCAAGTTATGCGTGTTGAAACTTGGGATGATGTGATCGAAGCTTGTAAAGCATTATATGAGTTCATGAAGCAAAAGCAACAAGCTCAAGCTGACCAACCTAGTGACCAACCTAGTGACCAACCTAGTTTAGAATCAGAAGATCAAGGTGATACTCAAGAAAGTAATGAAGATTCACCACTAAGTGATGAACAGTCAGAAGATTCACAGTCTTCTAAAGATGCTGCTCAAGGTGGTGGTGATAGCGACAAGGAAGAGCAAACTCCTGATACTCGTGAAGAGAAAGAAGATACTTCGTACGATGATATTGAGCAAGTTCTAACTGATGAAGCATTCAGAGAAAATGAGCATAGACTTATTGATGCAGACGAACGTGGTGATCAGCCAAGAATGACTAACGGCTTAAGCAGAGCTCAAGTCAATCATATTGTTGTACCATACGCTAAACTGAAAGCATCACGTGAATTAAATTCTGACTTTAATAATGTTAAAGGTGGAGACTTTGGTCGTGATGAAATGGCAAAGTTTGAGATTGAAATCAAACCTATTGTAGCTACTATGGCTAAAGAGTTTGAAATGCGCAAAGCTGCGTTTAGATTACAACGTGCACAAACTGCACGCTCTGGATCAATCAATGTTAATAAGCTGCATAGCTACAAATACAATGATGACATATTCGCTCGTATAACTAACCTTGCAGATGCTAAATCTCATGGTATGATTATGTTTTGCGATTACTCTGGTTCTATGTGTAACGTTATTGGTAAGGTAATACGTCAAACTATTACGTTAGCTGACTTTTGCAAGAAGGTCAATATACCTTTCTCAGTGTATGGTTTTACTACCACCGGCCGTTCACATATGCATGATGTCTATCCTCACCATTCAGGCAATATCTGTGCTGATCGTGTTGGAGTTTTTGAAACTATCTCATCTAGCCTAAGTCGTTCAGATTATAAAGAAGCTCGTGAGATCTTGATTCGTCAATCATTTGAACTTGATAGTTATGGAAGATCTTCACTTCAATGTAAGCAGTACGAAGACTTAGGTGCAACTCCTTTGTATGAAACAATTCTTTGTGCTGAATACATTATCAAAGAATTTAAAGCAAAGCACAACGTACAGAAAATCAATACTGTGTTTCTTACCGATGGTATGGGCGATAGTTTCCATATTCAATCGCAAGTTCATCCTGAAGGTAAAGGCGCACCTACTGCTAATCGTTATGGTGCAGTCAAAGTTAAGATGAATGGTAAGTATGTCAATTGTGCTGGTAGGCATGATATGGGTGAAATGCTAATGGGTGAACTTCGTAACATCGAAGGTGTAACAACCATTGGATTCTTTATGTCTACATGCGGTAATGATTTTAAGAATCAAATGTGGGCAATGAAAATGCATCAACATAATGGTGATATTGCAAAAGCACGTAAGCTATACAATAACCAAAAATTCTTCTCTAAAAAGGATACATTAGGTTATGATGAGTACTTCGTTCTTAACGCTAAAAACTGGAAAACTAATACTGACGAATTAGAAGTTGATACTGCATTGATACCAACTAAAGCACAAATCACTACTGCGTTTAAGAAGTACAGCGCATCTAAGAAAGGCAACAAGGTTTTAGCTACTCAGTTTGCTAAGCTTGTTGCATAAGCTTAGATCAAAATGTTCTAAGAACGGTGAAAATAAGTGTGTACATTTATTGAATATAGTGATATAATAGCTATATAAATTAATAAAGAAAGAATCATTATGAACTTAAGCAAAATCTTCGAAACCAGTATGAATGTCTTAGGATATATGTTTTTAACTCTATTCGTATTAGGGTTTATGAATGTAGGTCAAGGCACTGAATATACTTGGTGGGCATTGATGGTAGCTTACGGAAACTAACTAAGAGTAATTATATTATGAATAAATTTGATGCAGCAACCATACTAACAACTGAATTATCAAAACGCTTTCCAGACAAGGTTGAGTATAAGCCTTCGGAAGTAATCCAACTAGCCGTTGAATTTGGTGTCAGTGAAAACTTAGCGTATAACTATACTAAGTCATTCCCTAAAGTAGCTCGTGGAGTGTATAACTTGGAATCAGCAATTGCGCCTTCACTGCAGCTTGTTCCTGCTAATAAAAATGAGGTACCTCAAACAGTGGCTTCTTCAGTGCAGTCTATCATAAACAGCGAAGTTTATGTTCCACCTTCAGACAAATACTACGTCTCATGGGGACACTCAAAGGACGTAGAGATGGTTATTAGGTCTCGTTCTTTTTATCCTACATTCGTTACTGGTTTGTCTGGTAACGGTAAGACTACTATGGTCGAGCAAGCTTGTGCTTCTACTGGCCGTCAATATGTACGAGTTCAAATCACTCCAGAAACTGATGAAGATGATTTGCTTGGTGGATTCCGTCTCATTAATGGTGAGACAGTTTTCGCAAAAGGTCCAGTTATCAAAGCTATGGAAGCTGGCGCATTACTACTGATTGATGAAATCGATCGTGGTTCTAACAAGATCATGTGTCTACAAGGTGTACTTGAAGGCAAGCCTATTATGATTAAGAAAACTGGTGAGGTTATCAAGCCTGCAAATGGTTTTAATGTTATTGCTACTGCTAACACTAAAGGACAAGGTTCAGATGATGGTCGCTTTATCGCTGCTACTATTATTGATGAAGCTTTCCTTGAACGTTTCACTATTACGCTTGAACAACCATATCCATCTCTTGCAGTAGAAAAGAAGATTGTTATGAAGCATATGGACAAGTTTGTATGTAAGGACGAAGATTTTGCAAATCGTCTTACTCAATGGTCTGACACTATTCGTAAGACTTACAAAGATGGTGGTGTAGATGATATTATCTCAACACGTCGTTTGTGTCACATCGTACAAACCTTCTCTATCTTCAAAGATCGCGCTAAAGCTATTGATCTTTGCATCAGCCGTTTTGATGAAGATACTAAGGCTGCCTTTGCTGATCTATATAAGATGATAGATGATAGCATTGAAGCTCAAATAGAAGCAGAGCAAAAGCTAATGGCTCAAGTTGATTCAGACTATGCAGTGCCATCATCAATTGATGATATGATGGATAACGCTATCTCAAGCTCAGATCCTGCAGGCACTATCAGCGAAATGATTTCAAACACTGTGTCTGACACAAACGAAGCATACCCATACGTATAAAGGAACACAACATCTATAAATTTAAAGAAGATGAATTACTAAAGGAGTTTACAGCTTATGTAGACTCCACGTATTCACAACACTACGGCAAAACCAAGTTTCAAGCTAATGAAGTTATCATTGATCGTGGTAATGGAATTGGATTCTGTCTTGGTAACGTTGATAAATACCTTGATCGATTCGGTAAGAAAGGAACTGTAGCAGACCATAGGAAGGATCTATTTAAAATCCTACACTATACTCTTGTAGCAATCTATGCCCATGACCAAAGTCAAGAAAATAAATGAAAATAACAGTGTACAAAGCTGTCAAAACAAGATATAATAGTCTTATATAAAATTTTAAATCATGGAGAAACTATGAAGTTATCAAATGAAACCATCAGTATGCTTAAGAATTTCGCTTCTATTAATAGCCAAATTGTTCTGAATCCTGGTAATGTGATCAAGACTATGTCTGAATCTAAAACCATATTATCTGCTGCAACTATAGCCGAAGACATTCCATCTCAAATTGGTATCTATGATCTTCATGAGTTCTTAGGTGCGATGAGTATGTTCGAAGATCCAGAACTTACTTTTGACGAAACCTTTAAGTCTGTACGTATCTCACAAGATCGTCAGGCAATCAAGTATTTCTTCTCTGAGCCGTCAATCTTGACTTCTCCTCAGAAGGATGTAGTAATGCCTTCAACAGAAATAGCATTTACTTTGACGCAAGAAACCTTAGCTTCAATTCGTAAAGCCGCTTCAGCGTTAGGCATTAATACCGTTGTCGTAACAGGTGAAGCTGACGAGAACACTGGCAAAATCGTTGTAACTGATGTGGATGATCCTACGTCTAACAGCTTCGAGATTGAATTGGATGGTCTTACTCGTGAAGAAGATGCATTCAAACTAGTATTCAATATTGGTAACTTTAAGTTTATCAATGGTGACTATGATGTAGCCATCACTAAAAAGCTAATTTCACACTTTAAACATACTAAAGATCCAGTAGAATACTGGGTAGCTTTAGAGAAAAACTCAACATACGGAGCATAATTATGACCGAACAAGTAGCAACTGAAGCTGCAGCAGAAGTGTCGCAAGAGCCTATTCAATTAGGATTAAACGACCTTCAGGCATGCATTCAAATCATTGACGTAGCAACAACACGAGGAGCTTTCCGTGGCGAAGAATTATCAGCAGTTGGTGGAGCGAGAGATCGCATCAGCGCTTTCATCGAATCAAACAAGCCAGCAGAAACAGAAGCAACTACAGAATCTGGTGATGCTGATGCTGAGTAGTGAATCAGATCGTAAACAAGTCTTTGATTGCATGAAAGAAATGTCAAACTCTATGGCTCGTCAAGATGCTGAAAAAGAGTTTCAAAAGGAAGCAGCTGAAGCGTTAGCTGATAAGGTAGAGATTGATAAGAAGCACATTAATGCTTTGGCTAAGATCTATCACAAGCAAAGCTTCGCGATGTTTCAACAACAGAAAGAAGAGATCGAAGATCTTTATGAGTCTATTGTTAAGTAGAACTTCATTATTACATAGTCGGTGGAGACATTGACTATGTAATAGTTATAAGCTTATACCTTTTTAATCTAAAAAGAATGCAAATAACAGTGTACAACCTCTGAGAATAGTGATATAATAGTTATATCGAATCAACAATGATGTTGGTTTTAATTTGAAAGAGAAAATATATTATGAAATTTACTAAATTCGATCGTGCTAACCTTAAAGCTCTACGTACTGAAATGCAAGCAGTTATGGATAAGTACGGTGTTAAATCCAACCTTAAAATCGAAGTTGGCAATATGAGTTTTGGTGATGCGGAAGTCAGTATCAAAATCAAAGCAACAATTAAAGGTGCTAAAACTTCTATTGACCATATGACTGAAATGATGATGAAGTCAGCTGCTCTTGTTTCACCGAATATCTATGGTGATACTATTGTCGAGTATAATTCTCGCGCACATAAAATGCCTTGGATTTATAAGTGTGGCAAAACTGGAAAGCAGTATAAGACTACTTCTAATAATGCGTATGAACGTTTTGCTTCATAAATAAAAACCTAAAAGTCCCCCTTTACATTCCCCTTAATTGGGGCTTTTAGGTACCGGAGTATAGCACAGCTTGGTAGTGCGCATCGTTTGGGACGATGAGGTCGTAGGTTCGAATCCTACTACTCCGACCAATTTAAATGAAGGATATTATATTATGCAGTATTTACAAGAAGTTACAAAGTGGGACACTGCGGTGTTAGGCCACAAAGTTCCTAACCATACTTACATGCTAGACAATCGTCAGTGGTGTGTAGGCTATATTAAAGAAGGTACTACTGAAGAAATCATCTTTAGTAAACCCCTAAAGCAATTTTCGAAGTCATATAGGAAATTTAAAACACTATGACCAATAAAGCA